ACCCCGTTTCCGTCTCTGGCCAACCCACTCACTTCAAAATGGCCTAAGGCAGAAGTGTAAAGGTCTGGATCCACAATCGGATCAATGAAATACGAGTAATCTCCAATAAATTCCACGTTATTCATATTCGGAATAGTTGCCTCTATCTGTATTTGAGACATACTAGAAGTATCTCCCCCCTCTGAATTATGTTCAGCCAAATATGGCTTAACCCAAGACCCAGTTTCAATAAACGGACATGAGTTATAATCAGAATCATTATCGGGAAGATTACTCCAAGGGTAAGCCTGAGAAGGAACCCACGCGTCTAACAAATTTGTGACATTGGGTTTAACTCTCCCTGCCGTAAAGACATTACTGACATAGGGCGAAGTGAAACCTGAATATTGCGGAGTCGGGGGTATGTAGCGTACTAAAGCGTCCTGAACTCCATACACATGGAATTTGAACTTAAAACCACCAGTGTTACCAAAATAAAACTGACGCATTATACGTTGAAAAGTCACAAAACGGGCAATATCCGGGGAATCCTTCTTCAGTAACTGAGACACTGGAATAGTAATAACATTCCACTCGTTCGTAGTTCCATTATTAGGAATAGTTGACTTAGAAGTCAATGGAAAAACTCCGGCTTGAATAAACCGTCTAAAATAGTCTCTAGTACTCAAAATAGGTTTGAAATTCTTAATTCTATTTATACTAACGCTTTGGTTTTTAGAATTCGTTATATCCTCCTGGGTAGAGGGTTCAACTAACACTGATTGCGCTTTAAACTCGATAGGAAGCATTTTCTCCCCCTCCTCAGAGTCCTCCCCAGCGCTAGGCGCTGCCAAACCAATACGTGACCCGGGAGCTAATACACGCATAGAATATCCATAGAATTCCAAATCGTCACCTCCTGACACATACACATTAAAAGAAACACTAGTGGGAACTGAAGCGCTAGCCACTAATGGTTGAACTAAATAAATGTAGTACATTCCATGCGTCAACGCATTTATCTGAGGATCTACCGAAGTAGGAATTTGCTCTAACTCAGAACAAAACTTAAGATCAACCGTTTGCACTTGTCCTCCCCCAGAGAATTCTAAAGTAGTCGACTGCAAAGCCACTGCATCTAAATAATTGGGATACGAAGTGAATATTCTAGTATCTGGCAAGTAATTTCTTACCACCATTAATTTCACATTATGGAAATTAGTCATAACAGACTGAATATGTAACTTCAAATCTCCTCTCCAATACTTAGACATCATGTAAAATGTTTGCATTGGCATAGTGATAAGACTAGCACCAGTGCCAAAACCCTCTTGGTACGGACTTATAGGACGTGACCACAACAAAGCTCCAGTTGTCTGATTTGAAACGTTGAAAGTTTCTACAAACTGGGGTTTAGAAACAATGTTGGACACAAGCATCTCATCTTTGGTAGTATAGAAAGTTGGTTCTTCTACTGTTCGAATATGATCTGCATATGGATCTAGTTTTTCAAAATAAGTGGGAATATCCACATTATTAGTGAAATTTCTGGAACTGGCAAGCATACGTTCCTGTATGCTTGGAACGTTGGGATTGTGCAAGCCAGTAAATTGTTTTAGAGCTCCCCTTGCTCTATCTATAAAGTCTCCAGTGATACTTTTAGCGGTTTGTGCCGCAGAATCGAGCACAGAGGATATAAACTGGGATTGAGGAACCCAAGACATCCTGGTATTAGCGGGGACATAAAATTCTGCTTCTTTAAAAATAACATGTACTGAAACTGACAAAGTAGTTGAGGCACTAGCTCCCGCTTGTAACGGATTTAACACCATTAGATTTAAATCGGCGTAATTAGTATTCAATCCATAACTAACATTAAAAGACTCAAAACCTATATCAGGGGATCGCAACTTCGTGTTAGAATAAAAGGGAATTTCTATACACACTGGAGTGGCTTCATTTGCGCTCAAAAACGCATGCGGAGCTTGAAGGTTGCAGTTTACTGCAGCTCTAGTAGTAGAAACACAATTTGTTGGAACTACTGAAGCTAATAATGTACCCTGGTGCATTGGTGTACCCGTGACTTGAAGCATAAAACAAGCTTTTAACCTATATTTAGCCGCAAACTGAAATGGAGCTTGCAATTGAGGATTGACCAGCAGTGAGGTAGGTATGGAAATTGTTGAAATATCTGTAAATTTAGGATCTGACGTCATCCATGGGAAAGTGGCAACATACCATGGCTTATTAACAAATTTATCAAAATCCATCTTTAATTCCATAGGAACTGAATTTAGAGGAGGAAACTCGGTATAAATATCATCAGATTCAACCATATTCCTTGTTCGTACTTCTGAAAAGTACTTGGCCGATTGATCGACCACTTGATCATTGTTTATTTTATTTGTAAGGCTCATGCAATTTACACCAATATTAGCGCATGAACTTCATATTGGGTTTCGGTGCTAATAAAAGTATAAGTTTGTAGCTGCGCCGCACCGCGCATTATCACTCATCACTTATACAGTAGCGAGTTCTCTTGAACTCTAGATTTTAACGAGTCTTACCTCGTGGCTGCTTATGTGTATTTAGACCCACCCCACGAAAACGCTTTAAGTACGTGTGGTTCTCGCACATAAACATAATGCATATAAGACTCAGTAAGCTCTGGCCAGTAAACTCCCTTACTAAGGCACTCTTTCTTAACCTTCTCTATCTTCTCTACACCGTCATAATGTAGATACATCTCTCTCTGATAGGTTTCTAATTTATCTTGCAAAACTTGCGCTGTATCTTTAGTAGAGTCAACCCAACTTAAGCCTGAGTCTAAGGTCCGCATATCCAGCGGGCACATCACCCTCCCTATTCGTCCGTGGAGCCTAAAGTATCGCTTGAGGAAACTAACCTCTGATAAGTCCTCAAAAGGTTCCACTATCTTCGTCTTTGAAGCCGTGGTAAACCCCATCCCAATACTTTCGAAAAACTCAGCCATCGTAATAGCATTCAAATAGTGACGCAATTTGTTTGATCGCAATCCATTTAATTTGTCGTCTCCATACACATAATCTATCACCTCTGCATTAAACTCGAGCAATGAAGGATTAGGGACATTGTGATAATACCACATGAGAGTGTACAACCTATTCATCATACTATTCATCATGGCTGTTAAAAATGACCCAGAAGGCATTGAATGAGTCGTTCGCCAAACATCATCGTTCAAAACAACTGTTGTACACTGCATATCTCTTAGAAGAAATTCCGCCACCTTCCTCTCAGCTTCTGTTCCTAAAAAGAAGCGCATAATTACTTCTGCTACACCATCTTGGCCTTGGGGAAGCATTTTCCCATCAAATGTTTTGATATCTCCAGCCCAAACTCCAGAACACCTAACTAAATTATCATAAATAGCATCCCATTCCACAAACGGGTTAACTCCTATCATAATTTGAGTTCTACTACGGTTCTGCATCATATGCCCAACAAAATTTCCGAAATATTTCTTCATTAAGTATTGAGTGTGAACACGCGAAATTCTAAAAGTTCGCGGAACTCCGTCTTTTTCCGAATTTCGCAACTCATCCTTTGTACATTCCTTCCACGCCCACTTCTTATAGTCAAACTTATCCGCTACAATTTCGCTTTCCATATCAGCTAACTCCTGCCTGAAACGATCCGTTATCTCACCCTTCTCGAAATTTACGTAGACAGCCTTATCTTTCTCGCACATATATCCATTGGACGACTCTTTATTCATAGCTGCTAAAAAATCATTTCCCAGAACAACTTCACGCTCGGCTAAGACTCCAAAAGGTGCTAATAAGGTTGCCACCCCCTCCTTGGCAAACTCTAGAGCTTTCCAATCCACGTCACTAGTAGCCTCGAAAGATTTCAAAGCGACGGATTTCACAGTATGATTTCCATACTTAACTAGATCCGCCGGATACCTAGTCACCGGCAAGGCTCCATACAAAGGGGAAGGAACAATGTTTGATTTCTTAGGAGTGGTTTCAAAAGCTTTGACATCTAATTTAAATCCACTTTCACCAATTGGGCACTTAATGGGTATATCGCAACTCAACCCTTTATCCTCTTGCAGGTGGAGTCGTATAGCCGTGAGCGTGGCATAAGACCATAAACTGGCTGCACCTATTTTAACGTCTTCATTTCCCGCTATGTGCATACCATGTACCACTCCCTCTTGCGTCATTAATAGAGCTCCACAAAGCCCTTCCCCCTCCAAATCGTATTGGTGTACATTTGACTCTTCAAATTCATATCCTATATTTCCCATTTTATAACAAATGGGTCGATCTGGTATCTTTTTAACAGTTTGGGGAGCTTCCACACACATCCCTTGAAAGCAGACCACAGGGTTCTTCATCAACTCTGTATACCTAAAAGCGTGACTCAAGTTTGACCAAAACGAAGATATATTTCCAGGAAACCTACAAATAGCCACATCTTCAAAGTGATTAAGGTACACAACTTTGTACTTAACATTATCCAAACAACGTCCTACTCCCTTAGAGTGACCCACCGTCATAAAACCTTCCTTATCCAAACCAACTGCGTGAGCGGGAACCACTACACTATGTCCAGACACAGTGCCGGCGCACCTCATTTCTCGACCAGATGAAGTCTTAATCCTAACAGGTAAATTTTGCGACGCTACTTTCGCAGCTAATGAGTGTATTTTGCTCTCTTTAAGCACCGACATACTGTTAATTTTCCTCAACAACTCCTCTTCCTTTGAGTTGGGTACAAAGTTATCTGTCTCTTCCTTCTGGGTCGCCTTCCACAAATTGGCTGCAGTAGTGACGCCGACACACAACACTAAAGGCACTGTATACTTTAGGAGCCGTACAAAGTCACCTTCTGTCCAAGAACTGAACCAAGCCTTCAACCCACATTTGAAACCAGCAAAAGTTTCCAACACATAATCGTTCAAAACTCTATACCAGGTCCTAGATGAAGACAACAAAGCATCTTCCAAACACCACTCTCTATTAATTTCATGTTGCTTTCCATACTCATAAAGGGGATTTACAATGGCTTGAATTTCCTCATCATACAAGTAAAAGTCATTATTCTCTACATGTTCAACTAATACTGGTGGCTCAAACAATGGGTCAAAATAACTATAATCTTCACTAACTAAACTCTCTGATTCGCTACTCAAAGTCCTCTCAAATTTACTTTTTACGGCAATGTCTTCTTCAGATTCATACTCCGTATCAGTTGCACAATTAGGTTTAAATGGTTTATACATAGACCTAATCCTTCCAACCTTTTCATTATCTAGCAGGGCCCTAGTTTTGTAAGACTTCCGAACATCACGGTGGGCTTGAATGATTTTATACATCCAGCTTAAATATGGTTATCCGTTTCTCCGTCACAGACAAAATAGGGGTGGACTCCCCCATACAAAGTGACTAAGGCCATGTTCACATCCTTCTCAAACCCTTCTACAAAACCTTTACTCTTGAGGTCATAGGTCTTAAAAGATATTCTTCCCTTCAACTTACTATCAACTCTCACAGCGTCGGATAAATCAAAAACGAATCCTCTACGCCACAAAGCATGAATATTTGCAATGCCGTCAGATTTAGTCAAACCATTCAACTGGGTGAAACAATTAGTAGTCAATAATATAGTATCACTAACAAAAAACTTTGTGTCCTTAAGTTGAGCCGAGGCACACTGTAGGGGCATTTTCATTGAGGATACCATATTAATAAGAGTTCTAAATTGATCCACTCCCTTCTGACCTACGTCGTCCATACAGAAGACGGGTTCCCCGGCGTACGTGTCATAGAAATCCTTGCCCTCTGTCGAGGTTGGAACCATATGTGTATAAAAAGGCTCGCCTAATACAGTAATCAATTGATTTACGATACCAGACTTAAAACACCCAGGCGGTCCTTCAAACACAAAACAACACGGTTCCACTCGCGATACCGACTCACGCGCTAATATAGATTTTAAAAGTTGCGAGTAAGACTCATAAACTGCTTTAACAAAAGAAGATTTTCTAGCGTACTCCGCAAAGCCAGGACTCTTTTCAATCCTACTATTCAATTGCTTCACTTTAGAAACAAAGGTTGGATTAACTACAATTTGTGGATTCTTTTTAAAGTCTGCAAGGACTAATCCTATTTCCCTTACAATAGAAAACTTTCCAAGGAAATGCAACGACGACTCACAACTCTCTTTCATCCAAACTGGCATAATTTCGCCACACAACTCAAAAGCCTTCGCAAACAGGTCCAAAACCCAATTTGCAAAGGTCTGAAACGAAGATGGGTCATCAAAAGCTTTCTCGTTCGTAAAAAGCTGCATACGCTTAATTACCGCGATGAACTCGTTCGGTAAAGCGAAAGACATCATCGTCAAAGCCATCTCTGGTAGCCCTTGCCCTCTCCATAAATTAACAGCGGGAAGAGCCCTTTGGGTAAATTGCCACACTCTAAAACCGAACCCCAGTATCGATGCCCAGTCTTTATACTGAAACAAATACATTGAGCTAAAAATTAGTTCAAGAACTTCATTCCATACTTGAGACCATGGAAAACTCAACACCTTTTCCTTACCAGACTCGTAAAGAGCCATGGCTTCAGAAAAAACGTCCATGGCGTGGGAAAAATTGGATAATTTTTCCCATATTCCTTGTCCTTTCCAAGCCGATAAAAACTTACAAAATAAATTTTTAGCTTCCTGTCTCGTGGCTCCTTTGTACTTAAGCAAATATCCGTCAACACTCATAGTCGGAGCAACAACTCCGGCAAAAACTACAGACGAAACATTCTTAATTGATTTATTTCCTTGATTTAGCACGTAATATTTAGTCTCTTTGGACAACATGGTTTGTTTATAGACGCTCATATTCTTAATTTCTTTAGTTGTACTTTTCATGATTGTTTGGGGGGGTAAGTTACTATCCACTTCCAAGTCGGAGTTTTATATAAAACCCTAAAAACTGCATCCACACTCTGGAGCGGAGTATTTGGCTCGCATATTTCAGCGCAATATTTTTGGTTTTTATATTGTTTTTGTATTTTGTTATTTCCAACTTACGCACGGGTGTCAAACAGATTTACCTCGCACATAAGCCCGGTTTCCTGGAAAACCGAAGGTTTGTTTCCTCATGGGACGTTATCAAGAGTCCAGACTACACTAGCTATTAGTGCAGCAACCTGAAATCACAAGTTAACGAATCCTTTACTACAGGGCTAAAACGTTTATACAGTTAATTGCAAACTTTACACGTTATAAATAAACTAAATTAAAATCACAAACTAAAGATTGATAAAAAATAAACTGTCTTACTAAAATCACAATAAATCAGAAATACTAAATTAAAAATTAATCAAAACAAACTATAATACTCATACCAAACTAATAAACACAAATTAAAGATTAATCAAAATAAACAAATTATAACACTTATTGTAAAACGTCTTAAAAGCACAAATATCTAGCGTAATTCCTGTATGATGAATCTCACCATACAGGGGTACACGAAACATCAATGCTAGAAAAATCCCCAC